CCCACGATGGTGGTGGTACTCGACGGGTCCGAACCTGTCGAGTACCAAGCCACCGCCGCGGACATGTGGCTATGGGAGGACCTATCCCAAAAGTCGATCGGCACCGGCGCAGAGTACGGGCTCAGGCTCACCCTGGCATACATCGGTGTCACCGGGAAGGAACCTAAAAACCTAGCCGAAGTGCGCACATGGGCCCGTGAAAATAAAGTCCAAGTAGATGTGGGCAAGAACGTGGACCCTACCGAGCCGGATCATTCCGGCGATTAGTGGTAAGGCTGGCCGTCGCACTTAACCGGCCAGTTCACGAAGTTTTAACGTACGATCCGCAATTGTTTACAACGCTAGTCGAGGAGGTGTTTACGGATGGCAAGTCAAAAGAAAGTTGACATGAACGTCCCGGGCCTCCGGCAGCTACTCCGAGACATGAACAAACTAGACAAAGAAGCGAAAAGCGAACTACGCAAGTCCTCACTATCTATCGCCAAGCGTTATATGGTCCCCGCGTGGAGCATGGCGGCCCTTGAGGCGGGCCCGTGGGGCGAAAAGATCCTACGCACGATTAAAGCTAAGTCCGACCGGATACCCGTCGTCATAATTGGATCTAACCGGGTAGCGTTTAAGCGTGGCGCGTCAGTGAACCAAATTAAGACCGCGTCATCGTTTGGTGTTTCTAAGCGCGGGCGCAATAACCCGAAAGCGGCCGGAGCGGTCGCCGCGTTTGGCACCGGTACCGGGTGGATGAAAGGTGTCGGCGCATCCTACAAGGAACCGGCTATGCGTGAGTGGGGATTAGCGGCCGACAAGGTAGTCGCGAATTGGCAGACTAGGCGGGTGACTTACTAATGGCTATGTCCGGCGGCCGCACATTAATGGTCTACCTAGCAGCGGACACCGCAAACTTTAAACGCAACATGACCTCGGCTGAAAACTCGGTTACCGGGTTCGGTGGGCACGTCGACAACATCGGCGGGAAGATGGCCAACGTTCTAGGGCCCGCCCTGCTAGGTGTCGGTATAGCGGCCGGGGCTATGGCCGCCAAGTTCGCGGTAGACGGCGTGCAAGCGTTCGTAGCCGATGAAGCCGCAGCCGCCAAACTAGCCACAACCCTAGGCAACCTCGGATTAGAGCAAGCCACTACACAGGTCGAGTCATTCATTGACTCCCAACAAAGACTCACGGGTGTCGCCGATGACGAATTGCGGCCCGCGTTCGATCGGCTTATCAGGTCAACTCAAGATGTCGGGACCGCCACCAACGCCCTAAAACTTGCGCAAGACATAGCCGCAGGCACCGGCAAAAGCCTAGAGAGTGTCGCCGCGGCCCTAGGCAAAGCCTACGACGGCAACACCGTTGGGCTAGGCAAACTCGGCGTTGGGCTTGACGCCGCGACTCTCCGCACCGGGAATATGAAAGAGATCACGCAAGCACTAGCGGACACGTTCGGTGGGCAGGCCGAGACCGCCGCAGGAACTTATCAAGGGCAACTAAACCGGCTCACCGTCGCATTCTCAGAACTTCAAGAGTCATTCGGCCGGGGATTTATCACCTCATTAGGTAACTCGACCGCCAAAACCGACGAACTAATGCAAGCGATGAAAGACCTCGAGCCAGTCCTCCAAAGCATCGGTAGCGAACTAGCCAGGGATCTAGTGGCGCTAGTGGACTTCGGGCGCGGTTTCCAAAACTTCCTAAGACCATTAAACGAATTTGAGAACGGATCAACCCGCGTATTTAACGAACTACAAAGACAACTAGCCCAAAACCTGTTTGACGTACAAGCCCTAAAAGACGCCTACAGTGGACTAGCCGGGGTGGCTAGCGGGTTTGGTGGCGCCGCGGCCGTAGGTGGCGGGGGCGGAGCTGGTAGCGGCGGCTCATTCGGCGGCACAACATCCATGGCCGGAGTCCGGGAAAACGATCCGAGCGTTATCCGAGCCAACCTAGCCGCACAATGGGCCGACGTTCTCGACAAACTCAACCCAAAACTAGAACAAAACAAGGTAGCCTCAAGCGGCTCCGCGAAGGCTACGACGTCGATACGGGACGCAATGAAAGCCGCGTCAGATACTGTCACGACCGCGTTCCAACCGGCCCTAGACGTCGCACAGGCCGCCCTAGACAGTGTTAAGGCCGCGTCCTACGCCTACGCGGAAAGCCTCAAAGGTGCAATTACTGGCACAATTAGCCTGGCATCGGCGTGGGCCGCGGCCGAGTCAAAAGCACAACCTGGCGAGGCGTTCGCAGCGGAGGCCCTGACAGCGTTCCAAAAGCAGATCGGTGACGCCACCGGGTTTGCTAAAGCCATCGGGAACCTAGCGGCCCAGCCTGGCGTATCGCAAGCCCTCATCGATCAACTGGTGGCCGTCGGGCAGGCTCAAGGCCCGATCGCGGGCACCGTGTTGGCTAACGAAATGATTAGCTCCGGCCTAGTTCCAGAATTGGCTACGCAGCTGCAGAGCCTAGACATATTCGCGGGCGCTACAGGTGAGGCCGTATCGGCCAAGTTTTACGACCAGGGGGTCATATCCGCTACCCAAGTGCTGCAGGGTATTTCCGACGAGATTGTGGCGCAACAAAAAGCCCTCAAAAGATTAGGCAAAAACATTGGCGAACCCATCGGTAACCAAATAACCCAAGAAATATCCGACGCCATTGACCGCGGAATAGCCAGGGCGCGCAAAGCAGCGGCCGACGCCGAAGCGGCCGAATTCACTAGGCAGACAGCAGCAAGGGCGACACAAACCGCAGTCGGCCAAGGGATCACGGCAATCATCCGGCAGACTGATCAGCGGACCGGCTCATTACCGGCGGCGGCGCTCCGATGACATCCCCAACCATCACGTCGGTCACCATCAACGGGGTTGACCTCGACCTCGACGACGTGATCCTAGACGTAATCATTACCCACGGCCGCGGGGCGATCACAGACGCCGCAAGCCCCTCCACTTTAGATATGCGCATCTTTGCTACAGGGCAAATAACTGTCCCCTACACGTTGGGCCAGTCGGTGAACGTCAAGGCCGACACGGTAGACAGGTTCACCGGCGCGATAACTGACATGGCAATAAGTCACGCGACAACGATTGACGGCAATCCCCCAATGACCATCATCGACGTCACGGCGGTCGGATTATTGGCAAACCTTTCTAGATTCTACTACGACACGACACGACCCGAGGAGGATCTACAGGCCCGAGTCGACGCAATTCTTACCGCCACCGGGCTGACCTATTCGGCGCAGGCCGACCCGGGCTATCTACTACTTGAGGTGCTAGCGGCCGACGCCGTCCTCGAGGACGCCCGCACACAGCTCGACGTCCTTAACGATTGGACCGGCGGGACCCTGTACGACAAACCGGACGGGACCGTGGTCTTTGAGTCCTATACCCGGCGCGGCTACAACTACGCCACCGCCACGTGGGACGACATGCCCCTCGACTGGGACAACACGACCGGGGATTGGGCCAACCAAGAGGCCGCAGGCTCAGCGGCACCGACCGCGGTAACCCTGCCGGTCACGGCCGTAGTGTGGGAGCCTAGGTGGCAGGCAACCGCGTCGACCATTGTTAATGATGTGACGGTGTCTTACGGGACAGCGGACCCCCAGGACACGTTTAACCAGGTAGACGCGGGCAGCGTAGCGGCGTTCGGCTCTCGGGCCATCACAATCAACACCGGGTTAGTGGATATCGACGACGCCGGCAACCGGGCCAGTCTTGTACTCACGGCGCAAGCGTCCGAGCGTTGGACCCTTGGTGGGGTCGAGATCCTTATGGAGACCCTGACGGTCCCGCAATTGGCCGCGGTAATGAACCTGACTTCAGGTGATCGCGTCATCGTCACGAACCTGCCAAGCCCGGGACCGATTGGCCAATTCTTAGGCGTGCTCGAAGGGTGGACCGAAACTTACACAATTGACGGCTACCGGCTCACCCTTGCACTTTCGGATCCGCGCTATTCCTATGCCATGCTCGAATGGGACGGCGCAGGCGCAGCAACGTGGGGCGGGGTACCTATTACTACCACTTGGTCCGACGTAATCCTCCAATCAGATCTAGTCTAAGAAAGGGCAAGAAATGGCAACTACTACGTACGGCACGCCATACGTCAGCGGCACCGACTTAGTCGCTAACTGGCCAGCCGCAAGCCTCACCGTGGCAAACTCAATCGACCAAGCGGGCTATTACATTGGCCGCGGAACTAACACACAGACGGCATCGTACACGTTAGTCCTCACGGACGCCGGCAAGGTGATCACGATGGCGCTTAACACAAACACCACGATTACAATTCCAACGAATAGCAGCGTGGCCTTTCCAATTGGGACACAAGTTAATCTGCTTAACCTTGGTTCGGGTCTTTGCACACCTACCGCGGCCGGTGGTGTCACTATTGCGGGCACGATCACCGCTTTACCTATTAACGGGTTCGCTAGTCTAATAAAAACCGCTACTAATACTTGGTCCTATATGCCACCGGGAGGATTTGCCGCGTCAGCTACGGCAACCGTGGCAACGGCACAAACCACCACAAGTAGTTCTTATACTGATTTAGCCACGGCGGGTCCAGCCGTAACGGTCACAACAGGGACTAAGGCTTTCGTTATTACTTCCGCAAGAATTGCTGGAAGTGCCTTGGGCTTTGATTCTTACCAATCGTACGCAGTCAGTGGGGCGACCACTGTCGCGGCGAGCGACAGCGTGGCAATTATGCACGGGGCTTTCCGCGCCAATACAGGTATGCGTGCGAGTGCGGGACAAATGATTACCGGATTAACTGCGGGCTCAAACGTCTTTACTTGCAAATATAAAGTAGACGCCACAAGCACCGGTACTTTCCTCGACAGAGCCATTACCGTCATAGATATGGGGTCATAATGGATGACAACCGGGTACGCGTAGCGACCACTAAAGAAATCAACCTGGCACAGCTTGACGCCGAATTAGGCGGGTATGGGCTTTGCGGCTCCGAGACTGAGGTTGTAGCAGTTGAGGGTTCACCTGTTACCGAGGCGCAACTTGCCGGGGCAATAAAAGCCCATAATGCTATTTGGCCACCAACGCGGGAGGAAGTAATTACCGCCGCGATTGAGGGCGCTAAAAGCCTAGACGAACTAAAAAGCACCCTAGTGGGCATATTGGCACCTGTTGCTCCCGCCGACGCCGAGCCGTTAGTTGTGGGCCGCGAATCGCTCAACATTCCCGCCAACATTAATAATGACGTCCAGTTGGATACGGTGACGCCATGACCTACGCCGATGTCCTTAAAAAGCAGTTGACTAAATACATGCCTAAAGGTTTGACGGTGTATATGCGTGATTGGGAAAAGAACTACACCGGCGATTGGAAACCTGCCGGGAAACCCCTAGCCCTACTACTCCACCACACGGCCAGTTGCGCCACACAATCCAAGTCGGCTAAGGCACCCGGCAACCAAAAGGGCGCCAACAATGGGACTATTAACTATATCCAGAACCATTACGACGTCCCGGCCGCTAACTTCACCCTTGACCGTGACGGCACCGTGTACGTCCACGCGGCCAATCCCGTCTGGCACGCGGGCCTAGGGTCATTTGAGGGCAAGCCACCATGGAACACCCTTAACATTCCCGACGATCAAGGAAACCGTTACATGCTGGGTGTGGAGATCATGTCTCAAGGCAAGATCGAGGACTACACCGCCGCACAGGAAAAGTCTTTAGCCCTGCTTATTGACGCGTGCGCCGCAGCTGGTGGCTGGGAGCCTTTATGGCTCAAGAATCGGCCACGGCACAAAGACTGGACCACCCGAAAGATCGACATTCTTTACACAAATGAGGAAGTCAAGGCGTGGATTGTCGAGTACGGATCGACGGCTACCGAGTGAGCGACACGGTGGGGATGCTCACCGCCTCATTTGGCTTACTGGTGGCAATCCTTGGTTTAGTCGCGTGGATTGCAAAGAGCCAGGCTAAAAGCCAAAAGCCCGACGGGGGCCGATCGATCTATGACATCGTGCTACGGATTGAGAAGCGGATCGACCGGCTAGAAAAGCAGTCCGACGAACACCTCCAACACCATTTAGAAGGCAAATGATGCTAGATAAACTAAGCCCAGAGAACCGACACATCATCCTGATACTCATTGTGGTAGTCCTGACTTGGGCAGCCGCTACTATCCCGGCCCTAGACCTTGACCCGCTATGGGCGCCCCTAGCGGGTGGCGTGGTTACGGCCCTTTTGGCTTATTTCACACCTTTGACTCGACAATATGGGGTAGGCTCGGCGCGTCGTACCAAATAACCCCGAGGTTCCCGATATCTTGAAACCGTAACTACGACACGGGAGGCACAATGGAGTTTGTTACCACTACAGAGGCGGGCCGCATGCTTGGCGTCGGCCCCGACACGATTAAGAAATATTATGAGGTCGGTATTATTGACGGCCACAAACTGCCGGGCCGCGGGGATCTCCGCATCGAGGTCGCGTCAGTGGAACGGGTCAAGGGCACGCGAGTTTCGGTGCCTACCGCTGCGAACTCTGAGGCCAGTTGATGGCCGCCGCCGTGATGATTGCGGCCCTACTCGCACCTACGGCCATGCCGATCACGCCACCACCGGTATCGGTGTCGGTCGACGATCCGGCCCAGACAGGTGAACGCTCGTCAGCCTACGTGGGCAAGTTTTACGATCAAAGTCAGGAGCAGTATAGAAAATGCGTTTCGGGCAGAGAGGGACGTAATCAGTACTTTGGCACGGGCTCCAACGGGTATTACCAGGGGACGTACCAGCTCAATAATGATCTCGTTAGTGGAGTCGCGTGGATGATGTCGCGTGAGATCAGAGAGCATTACCCAAATTGGCGCATTATTCGCGGCCAACTGCTAGACGCGCCAGGGCATAAGTGGGGGCGGTTTTGGCAAGATATGGCGTTCTATACGATCTTAAACTGGCGCGGCAAGGGCGTAGGGGCCACCCATTGGGCTGGCGGGCGTTACGGCTGTGCGCTATGACCGTTGATCCGAGCCTAGTGTTCTTTGCCTGTTTAATAGGTGGGGCCGTCGTGCTGGCCTACTTTCTTGGGATTGAGGTAGGCAAAGATGGGCGACGTAATTAGATGCGGCGGGTGCGGATGTTGGGTTTATGTAGCCAAAATGACACGGGAGGAATTACATGCAAATCTACGAAAAGAGATACCCACGACCCGTCAAATCGACGGACCCGACAATAGCGGTCACGAAGTGGTCCTATGCGTCCGATGTGGACATCCTAGTAGCAAGCGAAGCACTAACGACTCTGATCAAAGTTAGCCCAGAACTGGCAACCAAGATGGGTTGGGCGCTACTCGAGGCCGCAGTTGCCAAGCCAGTGCCGGATGATGCAGCGTGACCGGGACACTATTTGAGGTTGAGCATAAATGTGCGGGCCCGTGGTGTAGGTATTGCGAGAGCACTACTGGGCCGAAGGCGGCAGACGCCGGCATTGAAGCGACGGTCACAGATCCAGAGTGGACTATGCGGGCCGTTGATTGGCTCAACCAGATAGGGCCATATGTAATCATTACGGCCGACGAGCTGGTACGCGACATAGGTTTACCTGTCGGTTCAGGTAACCAGGTCGGCGCATTGTTTCGTAAATGGCACAAGGCACAAGTAATTTGGCCGGTTGGTATGACGACGTCGGGCCGGGCAAGTAACCACGGGAGAATCATTAGAGAATGGAAAACACTATGAGCCGCGAGGATTACATAGAGGTCTCGGAGCGTATCCAAAAGTTTTACGAGCGCTACCCTGACGGATCGCTTCAGGGATCTTGGGAGTGGCTAGACGACTCTCACAGCGTGATCGTGTACCGGGGCGAGGCCTATCGAACGGCCGACGACATTCGACCAGGTGTCGGCTACGCGTCCGAGCCCTACCCCGGTATCACGAACTTCACGCGTAACAGCGAAATCATGAATGCGGAGACATCGGCTTGGGGCAGATGCCTAGCGGCTTTGGGCATAGCGGTCCATCGAGGGATAGCGTCAGCGCAGGAAGTGAGAGCTGCACAGCGTGGCACCGATGTGCCCAAGACAACGCGGGTCAGCACGACTGAGGATGATAACGGATGGTATGGGCCACCGGTCGAGCAGACACCGCACATCGACCAAGGGCCGAGCCCAGCCCAGATGACCTACGCGAAGAAAGAACCGGCGACCGATAAGCAGCTGAAACTAATCATTATGAAACTGAAGGGCATGGGGATTATCAGCCCTGACACGATCCTCCAATACGTTAATGCGGTATTGGCGGAGAACAATCTTGACCAAGTGGCAGGGTCTAGCGCCATGACGAAGTACGACGCCTCGAAGGTGATTGACGCGCTCATGGCTAACCCCACAGCAGGATAGGCGACACGATGAGCCCAACGGTGCCCGACCGTATGGTGCGACGACAATCAGGGGGCCGACTTATCCTCGGCTTAACACCCGTTGCAGGGGGCTAGCCCTATGTCACCATTGGGCGGTGCGATGCGGAGAAGATGCAAACCCGAAAGGGTAGAGGATGATCAGGGAGAAGAACCACAAACCAAACAGAATGAGCAAGGCCGAAGGCCGCGAACCACAACAGCAAAAGGGAGAGAGACATGGGAACAAAGTTTGAAACGCACTGCGGCAAGCAAGGTTGTATCTGCGATCACACAGTCAGCTGCTACAAAGGATGGCGCGACACCGACGGACCAACCGCACCCTGCCAAACCTGCCGGCCAGACACACACCGGCGCTGGGTCGACACCCTCGACGCACGCAGCAAAGGCCTACCGCTCCCAGTAATCGCCAAGATCTGGACCGGCGTCTATGCCTGACAAGCGCAGATCCACCCCCGCATATGCCAGGTGGCGTAAGCAAGTACTTACCCAATGCGAGCCCGTGTGCATAAGATGTGGATACCCGGTGGACATGACCCTACCGAGCACACACCCCGACGGACCAACGGCAGACCATGAGCCCCCATTAGCTGAGACTGACCAGGCAACTCCCGACATGACCGGCGCAGGCATTGCTCACCTTAGTTGCAATCGTAGCCACGGTGGGCGCTTAGGATCTGCGAGGATGAAAAGGAACGCACCGAATAAAAAAGTAGCGCAGCGTCCCCCAGATCCTGTTTTTAGGGTAGGCCTTCAAGCC